CTCAAAGATATCTGTTGCACCGTTATCAATCACCTTGAAGGTGACATAATTTGTATTATTGGCAGTTACCGCAACATTTGGACAAAGGCGCACTGAATTCAATCGTGCAGCGATTGGAAGAGTCACATAACTCTCAGTAGAACCATCGCCCGCCTGATGAGATAAATTAGTTGATACATAAAACATTGACATGATTATTTCTCCTATGAATCGTAGTCTGAACCGTTATAAACATTCTTGATCCCTGCTTGATCAGGAGAGCCCATAACTGCACGATAGGTTGCTACAAGTCGGATTGCACCTGCAGAGATATCCTTCTGCTGCTCGAGGACGATTCCTCGACGCTCATAGAGATACCATGATGAGGTATTGAAGAGCAGATATCCAGTTTGAGATCCTGATCCTGTATACAAACCAGTTGAGAAGAGATCAGCACTCATGAATCGGCTCATGACAACAGGAACCCCAAAGATTGAAGCAATCTGACCATTGACAACAGAAGCCTGAGGGCCAAACACATCAAGAGTTTTAACCTCAGTTAAGCCCATCAATTGGCGGAGCATAAACTCAGGAGAAACAACCATAACGATATTTCCTGCGCCAAGTTCCCCAAGATTTGAGAGGCCGCCAAGAATTTCAGATGCAGTCACCTGAGAAGCAGTTCCCCCAACATCAAGAGTCCCCTGATCTGATGCAGCTGCTCGCATGCCTAAGAAGCAACGACGATGATCTGAGGCTCCACCTAATGGTGGATTTGTAAGTCCCCAACGGGATCGAATATTCCAGTTGGCAATATCATCTTGATGAGTTGCAGCTGTATCACCATTGATCATACAGTCCTCAAATGCATCCTCAATATCTTGCACAATCTGTTGTGAAAGGATTGGAAGGGCTGCAATTGCAGAGTCCTCAGCAAAGGCATCATCAACCACATAAGAGCATGCAAGCCCTTTGATATTGATTGTCTTTTGGCCTGTTGAGGCGGTTGAGGTGGTATATTGAGAGAGGGGAGAATCAACAGTGATCTCGCCTTTCAGGTAAGGACGGCCCCCGCGATTTAATCGGGGGATGATCAAAGTATTTCGTTCCGCCTCAACACGGTTGAGAAGTCCTCTCAATCGTTTTGGGACTTGAAACTCTTGATACAATTCTGAAATGAATTGATCAGGGATAAACTCTGCACCTGTTCCCGCTTGATCGTTGAATGCCTTCTGAATAGCAGGAAGGATTGCACGGGGTGCCTTGTTCAAATGACGATAGAGTCGAGCGTCAAGTTTTGGAGTATAGGGATCAGGCATGATGAGTCGTGCAAGATGACGATCACGGGCGATCTCTTTCAACTCTTTGTGCCAGTCGCTGCAGTTTGCTTCTGTATCAAGGAGCCCTGCCTCTTCAACAGTTACGCGGCGGCCTGAGGATGATTCAACATGCTTGTTTTCAGTAGTCCATTGAATTGAGCCGTCCTCTTTTACAAAAGATTTGAGCTCACTCTCAGGAGCATAATCAACAACAGCAGGAGCCTGCTGTGATTCCTCGATCAAGCGTTGAGCGGTTTTGAGATCAGATAGTTGCTTCTCAATATTCTGCAACTTATCGGTTGAGTTTTGCTGATGACGAATAAGACCATCAATGATCTCTTTCGCCTTTTTCATTTCAGTTGACATTCTTATTGTCTCCCTTCATTGATGGTTAAAAGTGCTTTGAGGAGAGCACGCTCCTCATCATCTTGCTCATCCATATTCAGAGCAGATTCTTCTTGCATATCTTCCTCATCTTCTTTCATGCCGTCCTCTTCTTGGGGCATTGCATGAGGTTTTGCAAATACGATTGTCACAGTCTCATCATCTTCCATGATATCAAGAATGTGCTTTGAAAAACTAGGAATTGGCATTGCTGCAATTTCTCCTTTTACTATATCTGTGATCATTGATCTGAGGTCAAGAGCCCCAAGTTGCTTTGCAGCGATTGCAACAGCATCTGCATTTGCAGGGATTGTCACAACTGAAACCTCAAGCAGCTCTGCACGATCAAAATAATTGCCGCCTGATTTGCTGTGCGCATAATGAGTCACAGGAAGATCAGATCGGGGCGTGCTCTTGAGGGGAGAGAATCCAACTGAAACAGCATTGAGGAATCCTCTTTTGGCTTTCCCTGCAATCTCTGCTGCTCTTGGATCTTCCATATCAAAATCAACATCAATGATCAGGCCCTGCTCCCCAATCCTCACAGTGCCTTTCCCGATTGGGAGAGAGCCGTGATCATGATTGAGCAGCACAACAGGATTTGATCTGTACGCATCAAGATCCCAACCCTGCTGATTGATGATATCCCCATAACGATCTGCACGATCGGTTGAGGCAACAAAACTCATTGAGAATTTGTTTTCATCCTCATCATGATGAGCTTTCCCCTGACTCATAAAACGTTGCAACATAATAAACCCCTATAACCTTTTAAATTAAAATATTTCATTAGTCAACAATGGGAATCATTGTGCATCTGCAATTGATATCTTCAGATGCAATCCCAAAGCCTGCAGGATGAGGAGCCTCATCCCCTGATTCACTCACAAAGTTTTCATTGGCTCCAACTGTTTGACCATCAAGAGCAGCATGAGAATCTCTCACCTTTGCATCCCTTGAGCTCAACCATTGCTTTTGAACCTTGATTCCATCTGCCTCTGCTTCTGAATAGGCCCTTTGAGATCCAAGATTGGCTGCATTTGTTGATTCAGTGCGTGCAATCATCAGTGCTCTTTGAGGAGAGAATGCAAAAGCCTCTGAGATATCTGAGGCAATATCTGAGATTGTGAAACCTTGAACAAGTCCATTTTCAACAATCCTTTGAACAGCATTTGATCCTGTTCTTGCAATCTGCCTTGCAAATAGATTGATATGCTCATCTGAGTATCCCTCATCTTTGATTGTTGCATTGCGGGCCTCTCTTCCTGCTGCTCTCAAGATATCTTGCAGCTGCTGATTTCCTGAGGTTGTGAACCATTTTCTCCACTTGGCCCCGATCGTGAAAGTAGCAAGCTCAATCTCCTCATTCTCAGCAAGCAAGGAGCTCCAATCAATCACAGATTTGTTAACCTGTTGAGAGGTAGGCTCAACATATTTCTCAAGCCGATCCTGATATCGCTTGATTGCTCCTCTGAGATAAGCATTTGCAGCAAGCCTCAAATCCTTGAGGGCAGGATCTCCAATATTACGGGCCCAAATACGCCACAGATCCCGCCTTGCTTTTGTCTTTGTCTGCTTGGCTTTCACCTCATCAATGATCTCTTTCATGCGAGCCTCTCCAAGGGCCCCAACAGTGAACCATTTGATTTGAGCAACAATCCCTGCAATGCTGCTCAAGTTGGGAGAGGGCGGATCACTCTCATCAAATTGAGCCCCGTCCTCAAAGTGCCTTGCGCTCCAAGCCTCTCTTTTTCGAATTGCCATTTCTTCAGTTTCAGTTTGAGGCTCTTGGGATTGCCTTCTCACGATTGGGAGCAATCTTCTGTATTGATTGTTTCCCTCAATGTTTCCGCCTGCTCTCCAAATCTCAGGAAAGTTTTCCTTGAGATCCTCAGCATATTCCCAATCAAAGATTCGATATCCTGAGTTCTTGAGGCTCACCTCATCATCATCCCCATCTGCAGGGAAGTTTGTAGGATCAACATCTCCAACGGCCTTTGATTTGTAGCCTGTGAGATCTGTGCTCTTGCGCTCAGGATATGCAGGGGCCTCCTCATCAAATTGAGCATAGAGCCTTTCAATGATTCCGTACATTCTCTTGAGATCTCTCTCAGATATCCGATTGAGATTGTAATATCCTTGATTGAATTTGGGCTCTTTCCTGAGAGCAGAGCCTGCTGCAATCACGCCCCGAAAAACGATCTTGAGCTCCCCATCAATGAGTTTTGCAATTGGGAGCCGATAGCCTTTTGAATCGTCCTCTCTTCCCCGATACACAAAGAGGAAAGCATCAGCATAACGCTCAAAATCATCCTCTCCCAAGATAGCCTTTGCATCTGATTCAGTGAAACCCCATGAGGAATCCTTTGGGGCAAGAGGGAGGCCCTCATATCCAAAGAGCAGATGACGCCTCTCCTCATCCTCTCCCCTTGTTGAGAGGGGATGCTCAGGAGGGAGGAGATCGGTATCATAGGGCTTGCGCCTGAATCTCTGATTTCTCAATGCATAGAGCAAGCCGTTGACTCTTCCCATTGCCCATTGCTCAGCACTGCTCACAGTAGGGCGCACAGATTCAGGATTGCTCTCATATGCCCCAATCCCCCTGAGATAACTCACTGCAAGAATAAAGCGGTCTGTTTGCTTTTTGGGATCATCTCCAACCGCCTCAAGATGATCTGCTGCCTTTTTTGTGAGTGCCTTCTGTGTACTTTCATTGAGGCTCTCAAAGGCTTCTTTCCTGTTCTCATATGTGCTCAGGCTGTCCTTTTGCTTTTCCTCTTTGGAGTCCTCATCCTCATCATCATGATATGCCTTTGCAATCTGCTCA